CTCCAATACAATTTTATGCTTCTTATTTTCCACGCTAACCAACTTCAAGGGTAATGAAAGTTGACTAAATGCGCCATCAATGTCCTGCTCGAAGCGTGGATCCACGGTTATGGATTCTCGCAAAACAGAAAACATGGGTGGATAACTGGAACCGTCGCAAGCAATGATGTCTGTATTCGCTATAAACAAACCATCAACACACCTAATGCTAACAACCCCATCATCGGAAAAATAAACAACATGTATACCACTGACATTATTCAACAAGGTGGCAAACGCTGCGGCCAGACTACCAATATCAGGTTCTTTAATAAACCGGGACGAATTATCCCCATCATAATAAGGGACTTCAAATGCGGCTTTAACTTGATCCATGTAATATCCCAGGACGGTGGATCCTGGACATGTCAAATCGGCTACACCCCGTGTAAGTTTGTTATTGGGGAGCAATTCGCCACCCTTGACTTTAAACTGTACATTAAGAACTTTTGTGCGATGATTATCGCGCCCATCCGCGTGAATGTCACGCATAGCGGCCAACCTAAGTTGTCGCTTCGGCATAGCTATCTGACTCCACTTAGCGCGGAGGACAGCTGGGTCCGGGGGGGTGGAAACACGTTCGTACAAGTGCTCCTGAATATGGTTAATCCAACGCACAAGGTTGGTCCCTAACAATTCTCTCATTTTGCCTTGATTAACTATCAATTGCTGATGCAACCCTGGAATCTCAGGTTTTCTGACGCTAGTGAGTCTTCTCACTGCGCCACGCAAACCGTCATTATCGACGGCGGGCATCATTGAATTAGTTACAAAAATTGGTCCGAAGATGGACCTATTATCAGTATAGGCGAGAGGTACCTGACCAGTTTTAGGGAAAACTGGCTCATTGCCGATCCAAAACTGTCTTCCCGATTTGACGGTAAAACGTTCATTAAAAACGTAATTATCGGGTAAGTATGCTACATTGGAATGGGCTTTATACATCTCCAAGGGGTACGTGCCAGGGAGATGACGGGCTCTTCAGTAACGCATCCCGTTGACGGCGAGGCCCGTGGAACTAACCACGAAACCACGCTCGTACTCGCGAGATGCGTAAACTGTCTGATAGACGGCCAAGGCGGTATGTTCCATAACCACCATGTCAAAATCCTTGTCGTCAGCAAGGGTGATGCAGTCATTCAGAATAAAGCGATGCAGCCCGTCAGAAATAGACGAGGCCGCTCTCTTGTTATACACTTTCTTGTATACCTGGGGATAATACGAAACCAAACGTTCGCCAGAGTAATTCGGGCCGGGTGCCTCTCTCCCAGGGTTTAAAACATCACCGACACTACGCGACGGCACTAAAGCGATCGGAAGTCCGGTGTGTTTATCCAAAACCCGCAATGTAATACCGATTTTAAGGGCCAAATACAATGGAAG